GAAATATATTATTTATCTTCTGTAATAATTCAGCTGTCACGCAAACAAGACTTGAACCGAGTTAAGAGCGGTGATAAATATAAATATGGAATTATTTCCAGAGCTAAGGTTAAGAAAAATCATTTATTTGAGGGCGATGAATGTATCAGCGAGCTTGATCTCGTTATATCTGCTGATGGCGTGCATCTTGCAAAAGATGTTAAAAATTTCGACGATATAAAGGGTTGGGACGATAATGAAGAAGAAACTGAAGAATAAGAAAGGCAAGAAAGATGTCTGAAAGAGATTTTGCAATAGGAACAGTTGGATTACCACAAGTTGGTAAGGTTTCCAATAAACCCCGCTATTTGGTACAATTAACTCCGGGAACATTCGTTAAGACGAAGCCTCTAATGCATTTCATTGCTTTGGATAAGCCTGGATTTGAAGCCGGTTTTATTTCGGTGAAAGGTTTTTACTGCGATAATTCTGAAGATGAAATCGTTGCTTCCTTTGCAGAGCTTGTAAATGATACTCCTAAGGAAATGATTCAAGATTTATTGATCCCAGATCATAGAGTTCATTGTATCAGAAGCTTAGTTTTTAATGCCAATAAACCTTCCACGCTCCCTAATAAATGAACCCAACACAGGATCAAATAAACGATTGGATAACTAGAGCATCAAGTTCAGATGCGCCCAATACTATAATAGAGTTTTCTATTGAACATTTTGTAAATGCTCCCCTTGGGCATCTTAAGAGATTTGTTCTTGAAATGAAAGTGCAGATAGATAGATGGGATTTGATAATGGAATATCTTTTCATACATCCTTTTATGCAAGAAATGATTCTTTCACATTTGGGAGATGCAGTTAATATGCCAATTACAGAGCAGCAAGTTCCGAATATCTGGGGATGCCAAATTATAGCAAATGAATATATCCCCGAAGATATGTTGATTGGATTTTATGATATAAAAGAAGATATACTTCTACATTATAAGGATAGAAATGTTGTTCTTGGTAAATTAAATATAAAGATGTTAAACAAAACAAACCAGATGAAAGCCTTCTGGTAAATAAGAAAGAGAGAAATCGAATGACAAATAATAGTAAGACTGACCGAAGAGATAGCACCGAAGAAATTGTTCTTCGCGGTATCGTTTCTGTCATGGAAAGACAGACTGCAACGGTATGGACTGGCACGATGACAAATTTGACGACTGCCCTTAATCGAGTATTAAGCAAGCATCAAAGAACTTTTCTTCCAAACAGCCCATCCGCTCTCAGACTGGTAATCAATAGAGTGGTTAATCGTCTCCGTAGCCGAGGAATCGGTGTCAGATTCGGTCGTACCACAGATCATACTCGTACTCGTTTTGTAAGATTTGCAGTTTAAGTGCATATAAAACAGTCGATATTGTTAAAAGAAAATATACCTTAGTGTATAAGAAGAATAAATAACAGGAGAATACTATGAGTAATAATAATGCAATAACTTTTGGTGAAGTTGATTATAATACCGATGCTTTCGGTGGTGATAAAAAGCAAACTAACAGCAAGGATTTGTTCCTTCGTTTGCAAGAAGGTTCTAACGAGCTTCGTCTCGTGACCTCTCCTTTCCAATATTTGGTTCACAAATATAAGAAAGAAGGTGATAGCGGTTTCGGACAGAAGATTGGTTGCTCCATCATGCACGGAAGCTGCCCTCTTTGTGAGTTAGGCGACAAGGCCAAGCCACGTTGGTTCTACGGAGTCATCGATCGCAAGACCGGTCTCTACAAGATTCTCGACGTCTCTTTCGCTGTTTTCTCACAAATTCGTAAACTCGCTCGCAATACTCAACGTTGGGGCGATCCAACCAAGTACGATATCGATATCGTGGTGGATAAAAATGGTGGTGCTACTGGCTACTATTCCGTCCAACCCATTTCCAAGGAGCCGTTGTCCGCTACTGATCAACAGATTAAAGACAATGCCGATTTGGATGACTTGAAACGTCGCTGCACCCCTCCAACCGTGGAACAAGTCCAGAAGAGAATGGACAAGATCAATGGTGTAGTATCTGATGCTGCCCCGGTAGCTAATAAGGCTGCTGCCAAGACTGTTAAGGCTGCTGCTAAGGTTCCAGCCGTTACCATGACTGATGAGCATGACTTGGCGGAAGAATTTCCAGCTTATGATGGCGAACAAGCTTAATCGTTTGTCTCCTTGATAAAAAAGCCCACGGCTTGATTGCTTTGGGCTTTTTCTATTTGTAATGATATATTACCTGGTATGACAAGAATATTAGGGATAGACTGTTCGAGCACAACCATCGGTTATTGTATATTAGATGTTGATTTGACAACAAATGATATTAAGTTTGTTAAATGTAGTTATCTTAAACCTATTAAGAAGGGCTCTATTATAGAAAGAATAGTAGATACTAGAAATAAGATTTTAGATCTTATGAAAGAAACTAAACCTGATCTAATTGGTATCGAGGATATTATTCAGTTTATGAAAGGACAAAGTACGGCTAAAACCATCATTATGCTAACTACTTTCAACCGCATGATTGGTCTGGCGGCTTACGATTACGCAGGTAAAGTTCCCGAATTATTTAGCGTCATGAGTATAAGGCATGGATTAAAGACGAGCAAGGACTTGCCTAAAAAAGAAGATATGCCTGAACTTGTCGCAAATCATTTAGGAATTAAGTTTCCTTATGAAATCAATAAGAAGGGCAAAGTGAAAGTCGAAAGTTTTGATATGGCGGATGGGATCGCCGTGGCCCTGTATTACGCATTTTTACTAACAGGTCGAGTGACACGTAAGGCTAAAAAGAAATGAATCTTAAGGAAGCATATTCAATCTTAGAATTAGAACAGACCGCTACGCCTGCGGAGGCTAAGAAGCAGTTCAGAAAAATGTCTAAAAAACTCCATCCTGATAATAAGGACAGTGGGGACGAAGCGGCGTTCAAGAAACTTAATGAAGCCTACCAGATTGTTTCCAGCGGCAAAAGTACTGATCGAGAAGATTTACACTGGAATCAGCCTGCTCCTACTGGTTTTGGTCACCCTTTTGGTCGATCTAAGGTTTATTTTACTCAGAATATCAATGTTAAAACTACTATTTCTTTCTCTGAATCAGTTTTAGGATGTCAGAAAGAAATTAAAATAACTCGACAAATTAAGTGTGATAATTGTCATGGTGAAGGTTTTGTCACTTTAAGTAATGGCTGTACTGCCTGTGGTGGTCGTGGTAAGATTATTATCCGTCAAGATAATCTTGTTATGGTGCAAACTTGTGGTAAATGTGGCGGGAAAACTCCTATGGAAAACTGTCAAGCCTGTCAAACTAAGGGTGTGGTGGAGGCGGAATCAGTATTTCAAGTTAATATTCCGGGCGGTGTAGTGAATGGTAATGTTCTTACTTTGCGTGGTTTAGGTAACTTTGGCGGTTCTTTTGGTCCCATAGATCAATATTCAGATGCTCATTTAGCTGTGACCGTCATTTCTGAACCAGGTCTTTCATTAGAGAGACTAGATGTTGTTTGTACTTGCGAACTATCTTTACAAGAGGCTATAGAAGGATGTAAGAAAATAGTTAATACTATTGAAGGATATAAAGATATAGAAGTTAAGCCTATGTCTAGACATAAAGACGAAGTAATTATTTCTAGTTTAGGTGTTAATAGAGTAGGTAATCAAAGAGTTATTTTAGATGTTAAATATCCTGAAAATATAACCAAACTTCTTGAAACGCTAAATAATTCTTCTAATCATAAGGCAAACTAATGGCATTCTCATTACCTTGCACCAATAAAGGATGTGGAAAAATCCAGAATCCTTATTTAGACATTACCGACAATAAAGTGTATTGCTCCTTGTGTGATAAAGAGATACCGGGTATTACGCCTATCGTCAAAAATCAAATGAAAATGAATAAGCAGTTCCGCCAGAAGCAGCCCAAGCCTTTTGGTGTCAAATGTCCTCGCTGCGGTAGGGACGACCGTCCGAAGCTGGTAGGTCAGGATATAGTGTGTGTAGGTTGTAATAATCCATTAGATCATCTGAGCGAACCCTTCAAGATTATGTTGCGTGATAAGTTAAGAACTACTAATAATGATGTTTAAGCATCCATAAGAAAGTTGGGTCATGCTGGAAAAGATTACACAAGCTTGTAAATATTTGCTTCATAATTTTCCTGGAGCAGAGCCTGTGCGGGAATATCTAAACTCTCGACTTACCTCAGAAAGCCAGGAGAAGTTTCAATTTGGTTATTATCCGAGCTGGGACGAACTATCTTTATTAACCGACATAGTGGGAGAAAGTACGCTTATTAAGAGCGAACTTATCTATTATAAGAATATTGAAGATTCTTTGTCGCCCAGAGCTATCCCCTTTTCTCATTTTGATAATTATCCGCTGGTAATGCCCTATCATGATACTTATGGTAAGGTGGTAGGATTGGTAGCTCGAACTTTAATATCAGAAGATGATAGAAAGATAGCTAAGATTGCCAAATATAAAAATACCAAAAATAACTTTAAGAAAGGTAATTATCTCTTTGGTTTATATGAAAATAAGAGGGAAATTATAGATAGAAATCAAGTTTATATCGTAGAAGGTCAGTTTGATGTTATTAAAGCTGCTGAGAGAGGAATTAAAAATATCGTAGCAATTGGCAATTCTAATATGACAACCTATCAATTTTGTGTCATTAGCAGATACGCCAGCAACATTAACTTATTGCTAGACAACGATTCGGCTGGTGAAAAAGGGAGGAAATCAATAGCAAACAAATTTGGCAAGTTTGCCAATATTCAGGATTTTTATATTCCAGAAAGCTACAAAGACATTGACGAGTATCTCACAAATTGTCAAGATGAGAACCCGTCGTTTTTCGCCAAGAACTGATAATGGAGATCGCTATGGAAAATATGCTAAAAAAGATTTTAATAATCGAATTAGTGAGTGGAATTAAAATTTCTAAAGAAAATGGTGGTGTTTGGTGTACATCCGATCCAAGATTACATATTATTGCCGATGATTGGTTGAATAAAGGATGGCTTGTTGAAACTACCAACAAGCATTTTTCTCCAGACGATAAAGATAGAAGTTTTGATTTGACCGATACTGGTATGAAAGAAACTTCCTGGCTTATGGTAGCGTAAATCGTAGCGACCGATATCAAAGTCTCTAACCGAGTTATATAATGTATAGGAGATGCTATGCATTATTTATATAAAATAACTAACACAGAAAATAAAAAAGTTTATATCGGACAAACCAATGATCCAGCGTTGCGATGGTCGCAACATAAGTCGAATGCCAAGTATAACAGAGGACAACAAGTAATTACGCGTGCCTTAACTAAATATGGAACTGATGTTTTTACTTTTGAGGTTATCGCCACTTGTCAGACACAAGAAAATGTTGATCTTCTTGAAGAAGAGTTAATTCAACAATATGATAGTCGAAATCCAGAAAAAGGATATAATGTAGATAGGGGCGGTAATATTACGCCAAGAACACCAGAGATTGTGGCAAAAATATCGGCTGCCTTAAAAGAGCATTATGAAACGCATGATGGTTGGAATAAGGGTGGAACTTTAACCGAAGAATGGAAAGAAAAAATTTCCCAATCTCATATTGGGTTACCAGGAACTAATACTGGAAAAACTTTCGATGATGAATGGAGAGTAAAGTTATCTAAATCCCAAGCTGGTAAAGCTCAAATATCAAGGAGAAGATTTTCACAAGAAATAGAACGAGAGATATGTAGATTATATGTTGAAGAGGAAAAGTCTAT